GAGCTAAATGGGTGACACTATTGCTAGGACCACCATACAAATCAATTCTGTTTGTGAGTGTGGCAACACCAACTACATCATTTACAGCAAACTTGTTACCCATCTCAAAGATAAATTGAGACCTGAGAACATTCTCAACATCTCTAGGTTTGTCAAAATCAATGATGGTTGGACTTGATTTATCTACATCATACCCATAAACATATGCTTTACCAGAACTAATCTTTAAGCAAGCTAAATCTTCACCAGGTTCATTACCATCAAATGTTGTCTGGTCTTCAAAATATACACCTTCGTTACCCTGCCTATCGTTCAAACAGTCGGCAATACTGGCTTTGAATGAGTCTACTGTGTAGTTTCCAGACTCATCATATGTTCTCTTTGCCAGATAATCTCTAATTCTATTGTACTCAGTGTCAATCTTGAGATTAAATGTAACACCTTCCTTAACTCTAACAATTTCTACAAAGTCTGTGTCGTCAAATTCTCCAAGATCCTTGGTAAATAACTGTAATTCAATTTTAAATCTATCTGCACCAGGAGCTGCAAAGTTTGAAAAACCTTTTGCATTATCGTAAAGAGTCTCATCTGCTTTGGCAGATACTGTAGACTCTATAACCCTGAGACCAATTCTCTTAGATGGATCAGGATTATATTGATCTAGAATAATTGTTTGCTTATTTACTTTTACAAAGTGACCTCTGATAAAGTAGATGCCATCGTCAACAGAAGCTGCAGATCCAGTGAGACATGCCTCAATACTAATTGTAGATGCAAATGTCGATCCAGCGTTAATTGTTGTATTACCGTAAGTAACAGTCTCTTCAGCGATCAGAATTTCTGAATTATCAAAGAAAGAGAAATCACCATTACTATTTGAATTAATATATTTTACATATAATGTGTCGTAATCCTTATCAGATTGCGCTGCTGTAATATAATTTACAACTTTTGCAGTGACTCCACTGCTTTGTCCTCTAATTCTTTTACCAATAAAAGACTGAGCATAAACACCAACATCAATGCCAAGGTGCGTTGGATTTAACTGAACAGCAAAGTATTGCGGGTCAAATGTAACGCCACCAGGGACCACCATGGATCCCTCTTTGAACATATGTGTTCCAAAGGATTCTACTTGGTTCTGTAGGATCGACTGCAGTGTCGATAATTCTCTAGCCTGAACAGGAAACCCAGGTTTGAACAGAACTCTGTGATACCCCTTTGTGGGATCAAAGTCGTCATAATATGGGCTGACATTTAAGTTAGTCTGTTGTGGCATCTTCTTAGAATTCTAAAACAATTTTAATGTCTTCTTTTTGACGCTCATTTCTAGAAATAGACGGTCTATTGTCTAGGTAAATAATTTCGCCAGTCCTCTTATTTAGTTCAGGACCAGCAAGACCGTTGGTATAAGACACACCTAGGTCAACAACTTTGCCCGATGGAGTAACAGTAGAAATACCAGTAAATCCTGAATCAACCGTTACACTGAATGTTCCTGATGTAACTGCGTCACCAGTTGCAGTGAAAGGAACAACTTTGGCATCAAGATTCACGCCAATGTTATCAGTCTCATCGTATTTGTCGGGATGCAAATACAGATTTCTGTCAGAGAAATATTTAATGACTCTAGTGCTGGTGTCGTATGATGCGACATAACCTCTTGCAGTTCCTACACCAGGGACATTTTGTGTAATTTCACTACCAATAGCCAGAGATTGTGTAATGTCTCCTGTAAATTTTAGAGCACTAGCAGCAGTAAACTCAGATGTGTTTAACAGTGCGGTAGAACCAGCACCAGCTGCCACTGGGTTCTTAACAAGACCTACCTGAGCAAATACAGTGTCAGAAATAAAGTCATAACTAGAATTATCAAATCTAGTATAAATCAGGACTTTATCTGTCCCCAATTCCTTGTAAAGGTCAAATCCATGACCTCTAGATGGGGGAATGATTGGAACCAGTCTTGCAAATTTAGTAGCAGATCCGTTAATAGAAGACAGATCAATTCTGCCAAAACTGTATCCTTGACCACCTGCAGTTACTTTTGCAGAAATAATTTGACCACTAGTATTTGTCTGTACTCTGCATTTTCCACCTACACCATCACCAAGAATGTCAACCTCAATTGGCGAGGCAAGGAAAGAGTAACCAGCTCCCTGCTCATCAATAGAGACTACTTTGATTTGGTTATTATTGACTGTCGAGTCACCATTTTCTCGAACAATCTTAATTTCATTTTCTGTGGAACTGCTCCATTGATTAGGAACAGCTACATATTCGGTTGAGTCAAATTTGACGATATCAGCGGGAGGAACAGTAAAGAGGTATTTCCATAGATAACCGTCACCACTCGTCCCAGCAGCGGATGGTTCCAAATCAGTAAATGTTGGTTCATCCAGTGATGCTCCTGCAATGGAGTTAATACCAGCTGCACCGTTGTCAATACAAATATAGACTCGGAAGTCCTTATTCATTACATAGTAATTCGCAGAATATAATCTACTAGAGTTAGAAACCAGGGATCTATTGTTTGTGTCATAGTCATGTCGGTACATATCATATGATGTACCTTTTGTCCATTGAGTTTTACGGACTAGTCTACGGACATCTCCAGGAAGAACCTTTCTTCCAAACAACATAGTATCATAGACATGATTACTATAACTGATACTATCCACTGGAGAAGGTGGTTGAACAGTCGTACTGTTCCAAGTATCAGTTCTACCGTATCCTGCAATTGTAGGATTCGCTAAACTCAGAAATGTGTAATAGGAGTTATCGCCACTAACAACGGACTCAACAAAATTGTTGGCATTAATAATCCTAAATTGATCGGTAATGATTGCAGCCATTATTAATAAGCAGTAGGAATCCTGGTTTTTTTCTATTTATAACCGTCTTGGTAGAGCTCCAGTTTCTCTAAGACCAACACCTCTACGCTGAACGGTAGGATAAGCATCCAGATCATCAGAATAAGTGAAACCACTAACACCAAGTGATATCGGTTGACTTCCACGAGTAAACCCAGAGAACCTACCCCAAGTCAGATGACAATATGGAACTGCGGTAGATCCGATACCAACAAAATCACTCACATCAGTATAAGAAGCAATGTTCGCAGTGATGATTCCATTTCTACCACCATTCTTAAATGACAGAGCAGATGTGTAATAAATGTTGTCACCGTATTCTGTACTAATTGCAACAATTCTGCTGTCATGATCAAAGATACTTGTAACAGCAGCACCAAGTGTGTTAATACCAGTGCCATACAGCTTGAACGGTCTATTAGTTTCAAATCCAGAAACATTCTCTCCACTATTAACAAGATCAGCGATATCAAAATCAATCTTCAGTGCAAGATCAGTTCCAATACCAGGACAAGTAGAAATACCAGTTACGACACCGATATAACCTTGAATGTTTGCATTTAGATTAGGAACACCTACAAGTTGCTCATGATTAATACCACTTGCAGCAGTTGTACCAAAACCAACTTCTGCGAAAGCAAACAGATTTAATGCATCTGCTGCTAATGCATTTGTAGTTCCTTTGAACAATGCAATAGAATCAACAAATACTTCAGCATCAGTTGGTTCAAAATCTGCGATGATATGAGAGAATGGATTAATTAACGCTTCAATAGAGTCTCTAGCTTTAGTAACTAACTGACCTTCAATGATGAAGTCTCTCTTCTGCTTGTTCCATGTGACTGGTTTGAATACATCATTACTAATACCAACACCTTGATAGAAAGGAGTTTCTACGACAGCAGCACTATCAATCCTAGTAACAATTCTTTCACGCTCCTGAGCACCGCTTCTGCTGTCCTTAGGAACTCTGTTAAATTCAACATCTGTGCTCTTATTGAGTTTCAGACTATCACCAACTTTAATAGCCTCATTTACATTGAAGATGAAACTATCTTGACCAATTGTTCCTCTGTAGAAGAAGATAACAACATTATCGTCTTTGGTAGGAGCAGTAGTAAATTCCAACACAGAACCACCAGTAAACTCATAATTTTTAATTGGTTCCTGTATAACACCATTGATGAATACCAACAGAACTGTAGAAAGATCAATCTCCTTAGAATCTAAGTCATTGATGTCAGTCTCAAAACTAACCAGTTCCCTTTCGTAATACAACGGGAATCTCTTTCTAGTTCCATCTTGCTCACTCTTAATGCTGTCAATGTAGTCAATATTACCAAACTGCCAAGATGCAATCTGATCAGTAAATACAGAAACTACTTCAAGTTCAAAGTCTTGGAAGTCATCGCCAGCATTAGGATCGGTGGAAAGACCAGCAACAGTAAACTTGTCACCACGCTTGAATCCATATCCTTTCTTACTAAACTCAAACTCTTTAACTTCAAAGAGTGTAGATCCAATACCAGTTGCAGTGCTTACTCCAAGAACTTGAACACAGATAGATGCACCAACACCAGTTACGGTAGTGTTACCCAATCCAATTCTTGATATGCCGACGATTGGAAGATTCTCACCATTAGGTTCTGGTGGCAGAGCCTCTGCATTTACATAGTTACTACCGCCGTCATTGACGGTAAAGATCAGAGTTCCGCCTGCACCAACAACTGCACTAATATCAGCTCCAGTTCCAGCACCACCACCAACACCAATATTGATGGAAATAGTGTCTGTTGTAAATGAATTGATCGATGTCTGAACACCTGCGATGGGATCAGTTGCCCTAGGATACAGGTGTTCTCCAAGATAATTGTCTCTAGAACACTTGAATCCAAGCGACTCTGTTGCAATAGCAACTGTATTGCTAGTTGTCAGTCCATGACCAGGAATTGTCAGAATCAGATTACCAGTGGTAGAAGCATAACTTGCTGTAGTGGCAGTGTGATTAGTTGCTGTGTTATCAGTAATTGAGTTGACACCAGCTGACGAGAAGATGTGAGCATATTCATAATCAGTGATTGCAATGCCAATAGTTCCAAGATTTGTCTTATAACCAGAACCAAATGACAGAGCATAGTATTGTGCAACTGTACCGTCACTTACATAAGTGTGTGGAATGGTTGAAGGACCAACCATGGTCTTAAATGTTCTAGCTGAGATGATTCCAGTAACAGGTAGAGAATCCTCATAGTCTGGGAAAATATTGGTAGTAATACCAGACCCACTAGGACAGGTAAATGCAAGACCAGTAAGTTTCATTTGGTCTTCAATTCTAAGACCATGACTCTTGAGAGTAGAAACCGTCAAGATACCTGTTCTGTTATCATATTTGGCATCAACAATATCATAACTAATGCCTGTCGTAGGAACGCCTACAACGCCTGTAATAGAGTTTCCAGCACCAATCTCTAGTTTGACCCTAGCACCAGCAAACGGAGCGTATCCACGACCAGGTGTAGACGCCAGAGAAACAATGATACCGCCCCTAGGAAGCTGGTTTTCATTAATATCCCCTTCATCAATAATTAGATCCGTATATCCAACTGAGGTGATACCAGTGAACTGGACACTTGCAATACCTCCTACTGTTTGTTCAATGATTTGGAAGTTATAAGATCCAGCATTATTGAATCCAAACGGAGCTTGGAACATGCTGTTAACAAACAGAACACCGTTACCACCAGTTGTACCAATACCAGTAACGGCAGCACCAGCAGAAGATAAACCAAATGTATTTTCAAGTCCATCAAACTCGTCAGAGATATCATCGAAAATTTGGTTGGTATCATAATCTACTCTCAGATATGTTCTACCACCGAAGGATGCTCTAGGATACGGTAGATTGCTTGGATCAGTTTGACCTAAGTCACCACCAAGAGGAGCTTCTGTAAAGTGAATATTACTGTTAACAATCTGGAAAGATCCTCTAAAGATTCTTCCTAATGTACCTGCCGAGTGATCTGTCGCTGCTGATCCAACTGCTCCACGCTCAACTTCTACAAGACTCCAAGTTCCAATACCAGTGATGGGTCCAACAGAAGTGGTTCCAAAACCTACGGTATTGACAATGCTGTATTCATCATCGATCTTAATAAGATCACCAGAAAC